CCTCGACCTCGCCGGGTACAAAACCGCCATTACAGAGGCTCTCTACAAGGGTACCAAGCGGAATGTGGAAAGCGAGAAAGACGCAAAAAACGCACAAGTCGGGTAACGGTTTCCGATGCGGAGCTGTTTACCCGACTTCTCTATTACGGCCTTGCCCACCTTCATCTCAGACAGGATGAGGTGTGGCTGATGCCGTTTGGTCTGCTGCTGGATCTGTGGGAGTGCCACAAACAGTATAACGGGCAGGCTATTCCTGCTCACGAACACTACATTGACGATATTATCCCGGATGGAATTTAAGGAGGTGACGGTACATGGCAGACAGTTTCGGACTGAAGATCGGTCTTGAGGGCGAAAAGGAGTTCAAAAAAGCACTGGCAGACATCAACCAGTCCTTCAAGGTGCTCGGCTCCGAAATGAAGCTCGCCACCTCTCAGTTCGATAAGAATGACAAATCCGCGGAGGCACTCACCGCACGGAACAAGGTGCTGAACAAGGAGCTCGAGGCGCAAAAGCAGAAAATTGAAACCCTGCGCTCTGCTCTTAAAAACGCTGCTGACTCCTTCGGAGAGAACGACCGCCGCACCCAAAACTGGCAGATCCAACTCAACAATGCCGAAGCTGCCCTCAACGACATGAACCGTGAGCTGGACGAAAACGAGAAAGCCATCAAGGATGGGGGCAAAGCTGCAGAGGAATCCGGCAGCAAGTTTGAAGCCTTCAGCAATGTCCTGAAAACCGTGGGCGCAGCGATGGGTGCTGTGGCGGTTGCCGCTGGTGCCGCCGCCGTGAAGCTCGGCAAAGAAGTCATCGCCGCCTATGCAGACTACGAGCAGTTGGTCGGCGGCGTTGACACCTTGTTTAAGGACTCCTCACAGGAGATCCAACGGTATGCCGCCAACGCATACAAAACGGCCGGTCTTTCCGCTAACGAATACATGGAAACGGTCACGGGCTTCTCCGCAAGCCTCATCCAGTCCCTCGGCGGTGATACAGAGAAAGCCGCAAAGTATGCGGATATGGCGATTACGGATATGTCCGATAACGCCAATAAGATGGGCACGGATATGTCCATGATCCAGTCAGCGTATCAGGGCTTTGCCAAGCAAAACTACACGATGCTCGACAACTTGAAGCTCGGTTACGGCGGCACGAAATCCGAGATGGAGCGTCTGCTTGCCGATGCGGAAAAGATATCCGGTGTCAAGTATGACATCTCCTCCTACGCCGACATCGTGGAAGCCATCCATGTCATGCAGGAAAGCATGGACATTGCCGGTACGACCGCCAAGGAAGCGGAGGCTACCATCTCCGGCTCTATCAATGCGATGAAATCCGCTGTGTCGAACCTCATCGTAGGTTTCGGTGATGCGGACGCTGACATGGAGCTGTTGTTCAACAACATGGTAGACGCTTTCAAGACCGTGGTAGCGAATATCACCCCGGTCATCGAGAACATCGTGGCGGCTCTGCCCACGGCGCTGGACGCTCTTCTGACGGCTGTGGGTGAGCTGCTGCCCACACTGCTGGAAGCGGTCACCGAGCTGTTCTCGCAGGTATTGGAAACGCTTCTGTCCCTGCTTCCGCAGCTTATCCCCGCAGCGGTGTCCGCACTCATGACCATCGTGAACACGCTGATCGAGAATCTGCCTCTGCTCATCGATGCGGCAGTTCAGTTGGTGTCCACGCTGGTGACGGGCATTGCGGATGCGCTACCCACGCTCATTCCGGCAGCGGTGCAGGCTATCGTTACCATCGTACAAGGTCTGGTGGACAGCCTGCCGATGCTCCTGAATGCGGCGCTGCAGCTTATCACAGGATTGGCGCAGGGACTTCTGGACGCAATCCCGGTGTTGATCGCCGCTCTGCCAGAGATCATCAACGGCATCATCACCTTCCTACTGGACTCCATTCCGCAGATTATCGAAACAGGCATTCAGCTTCTGACCTCACTGGTGACTGCCTTGCCGGAAATCATCACGGCAATCGTGGAAGCCATCCCGAAAATCATTGACGGCATCATCACCGCCGTGCTGAACGCCATCCCCCAAATCATTCAGGCGGGCATTGACCTGCTGATTTCGCTGATACAGGCTTTGCCGCAGATCATCACGACCATCGTGCAGGCGATTCCGCAAATTATTTCCGGTATCGTCAATGCACTGGTCGGAAACATCGACAAGATCATCATGGCAGGCGTGAAGCTGTTCGTGTCCCTTATCGAGAATTTGCCCACAATTATCGTGGAGATCGTTAAGGCGGTTCCGCAGATCATTGCAGGTATCGTGAAAGCCTTCGGCTCTCTGATGTATAAGATCGTGGAGATCGGCGGCAACATCGTCAAGGGACTGTGGAGCGGCATTCAACAGCTTGCCTCGTGGCTGTGGGACAAGGTATCCGGGTGGATCTCCTCCATCTGGGACGGCATCTGCGATTTCTTCGGCATTCATTCGCCCTCGAAGGAGATGGCGTGGGTCGGCGAAATGCTGGTCAAAGGTCTTGCAGGCTCCATTGACGACAACGGCGATGAAGCGGTCAAAGCCGCGGAAGGAATGGCGGAGGACATCAACGGTGTCATGGGCGACCTCGCTCACGATATGCAGACGGCTCTGCCCACCGACTTTGACGTGAACGGCTCAATCCGCTCCGCTGTGGACGGTGTGGTCGGCAAGGCGGCTTCCGCTTTCACCATTGCCCTGAACATTACGAATTTCAACAATTACAGCAGCGAGGATATCCGTCAGCTCACCAATGAAGTCATGGAAACGGCGAATCAGTTCGCCCAGCGGAAAGGAGTGGTATTCGCATGACCTATTTTACCTACAACGGCCGCAGTTCCGCTGAGTTCGGTCTGCATATTGAAAAGAAGGATGTGTTCTCCGCACCGGAGTACGATGCGGAGTTCATCTCCATTCCCGGCAGAAGCGGTGACATCATCAATCCCAACCGCCGCTTTGCCAACATCAAGGTGATCTACACAGTGTTCCTCGCTCGGAAGAATATAGCCGCACTTGCCGCTGTCCTGCGGGACATTAAGGGCTGGCTTTATTCCGAGCCGGACAGATACCACGAAATCACCGACTCCTACGATGCGGAGTATTTCCGCTACGGCGTCATCTCCGGCAATCTGGACATTGAGGAGCAGCTGAACAAGGTCGGCAGTTTCACCGTGACCTTCAACTGCAAACCTTATAAATATAGCTTTGCGGGGCAGCAGGCGGTGGTAGCAGACGCATCCGAACTGACGATTACAAATCCGACGGCTTTTGAAAGCCAACCGTACATCAAGCTATACGGCAGCGGTGCGGTAGCACTAATGATGCAGCCCCAAGGCCGAGGTATGATGATTTCCGACTTGGACGAGTATATTGAGATCGACAGTGAGCTGATGAACTGCTTCAAAGGCACTGCCCTCAAAAATGACACAGTCAAAGGGACTGAGTTTCCGGTTTTCAAGCCGGGTGTTTGCACCATCAACTGCACTGGCGATGTGACGAGGATTGAAGTCATTCCGAGGTGGTGCTGTCTATGATCCCTGCACTCTACGCCGCAAATACTGCGGACTTTTCCTCATTCGGTCTTGGTGTGCTGACGGACACCATTTCCTGCGAAGTCACCGAGGAAAGAAACGGCATATTCGAGTGCTTACTCAAATACCCGGTGAGCGGTCAGCACTATGGGCTAATCACAAAGGGGTGCATCATCAAGGCAAAACCCAACGATACCGCCGCCGACCAGGCGTTCCGCATTTACCGCATCACAAAGCCATTGAACGGCATCGTCACCATCTACGGTCAGCACATCTCCTATGACCTTGCCAATGTGCCGGTGTTGCCTTTTTCGACCGAGAGTCGCTCTCCTCAGCTCATTCTCTCGCAGCTCCTTGCCGGAGATACACGCTTCACGGGCTGGACGGACTACTCGGATGCAAAGGCATTTTCCGTCACCCAACCGAAAAGTGTCCGAGCCTGCCTTGGCGGCACGGAAGGCTCCATGCTCTCCAAATGGTACGGCGAGTTTGAGTGGGACAACTTCACGGTAAAGTTCCATTCGCACCGTGGGCAGAAGACCGGCGTGGTCATTGAATACGGCAAGAACCTCACCGCATTGGAGCAGGACGAGGATAACAGCGGTGTGTATACCGCACTGCTCCCGTATGCCGTATACACACCGGAAGGCACGGACACCGAAACGGTGGTCACGCTGCCGGAGGTCACGCTCCCCATTGTGACTTCGGAGATCGTCCGGTCGAAAACGCTTATTCAGGACTTTTCCGACCAGTTTGGAGAGAACACCGCCATTACGGAAGAAGCACTCCGTGCCAAAGCCAACAGCTATATCAAGGCAAATCCGCTGGGTGCGACCATCCCCACGGTCAAGGTTTCCTTTGAGCCGCTATGGAAGCAGCCGGAATATTCGGCACTTCTGGAGCGGGTCAACCTATGTGATACTGTCACCATTCGGCATTCGGCTTTGGGTGTCAGCGTCTCCGCTATGGTCATTGAAACCGTGTATGACACCCTCGCCGAACGCTACAAGAGCGTTTCTCTTGGTCAGAGCAAGTCCAGCATGATCACCACCATCTCTGAGGTGCAGTCAACGGTGAATAAGGTGGAATCCACGGTGGGACGCTTTCCGAAGCTGCTCCAAGCCGCCATCGGCAAAGCCACGGGACTTATCACCGGGCAGAGCGGCGGCTATGTGGTCATTCACACCGCAGAGGAAAACGGGCAGCCTTATGAGCTGCTGATTCTGGACGCACCCTCCATTGACGAAGCAGTGAATGTCTGGCGGTGGAATGTGGGCGGTCTGGGCTTTTCACATAACGGCTACAACGGTCCCTACGAAACCGCTATTACGGCGGACGGTCAGATCGTTGCGGACTTCATCACCTCCGGCTCCTTAGTGGCAAATATCATCAAGGCAGGTGTTATCCAGTCCCAGGACGGCTCATCCTATTGGGATTTGGAAAGCGGCGAGGTGGTGCTCCATGCCTACGCCACCAACAAGCAGGTCACGGAGGTCAGCGACCGCATTACTACCATTGAGGAGCAGAAAATGCTCCGGCTGGTCATCACCTCGTCCAACGGCAACATTTTCAAAAACGGCAATGTCAAAACGCTGCTCTCAGCGGTGGTGTATTCCTGGGACAAGGACATCACCGATACGCTGGATGCCAACCAGTTTATCTGGACAAGGGTGTCCGAAGATCCCGAAGCGGACAAGGTTTGGAACGAGCAGCATTTCGGCGGTGCAAAGGCTGTAGTCATCACAAGCACGGATGTCAAAGTCCGCGCTACTTTTTACTGCGACCTCATCGACACCACGACCCGACAGAGCCTGTTATAACGGAGGACTTTTCTATGGCAACCACAGAACCATCTCAAGACACCGGTGTTAAGCCGGAAAACCCCACAAATTCAAAGGAGGCTTCTCACATGAGCAAGGCACAAGGTCAGTTTACGATTATCGACTACAATGACGCGCTGACGCTGACGGGCTATATCGGCTCGAATCTCGCCAAGACACAGATGTACAACCCCGACAACGGCAGCTATACCCCGGACTGGAAAACGAAGAACCTGGTTTTGACGCCCAGCCTGTATGTCATCGGCACGACTGCCGACCAGATCACCACTGCAAATGTCACCTCAGTCAAATGGTATGTGGGTGACAGCAGCACCGCCATCGCCGCGGGCACGAACTATGGACTCAGCGGCGCAAAGAGCCACATTCTCACGGTCAAGGCCAATGTTATGGCAGAACTGCCCGGCATCGACTACCGCTGCGTGATTACCTACAAAGATGAAAGCACCGGTCTTTCCATTACCCATCCGCTGACCATTACCTTCTCCCGTGTGGTCAACGGCAGCGGCATCGTTGACCTGCTGGTCACCACCCCCAACGGAAACGTGTTCAAGAACGAGGAGGTCGCCAGTCTGACTGCCAAGGCCGAACTGTGGCGCGGCTCTACGGTGGATACTACCAAGGTCAGCTACAAGTGGGCGGTCATGGACGCTTCCGTCACCGCTGCTTCTTCCACCGGCTATGATGCAGACTTCGGCATTGGCTGGCGCAAGCTCTCGGATACCGCCGACAAATACACCGGCACAGGCACCAACACCCTCACGGTCTACGCCGCAGCGGTGGACAGCTACGCCGTGTTCAAGTGCTGCGCCCAGGACACGGACTCCGCATCCGCTTCCTACAACACGAAGTTCTTCGATGTAGCGACCTTCATCGACAACTCCGACCCGCTGCAGATCATCGTCACCTCCACAGGCGGCGATGTGTTCAAGAACGGCCAGGGCACGACCGTGCTGACCGCCGTCTGCTATCAGGCAGGCTCCGAAGTGGATGCAGCCGGAAACGGCAGTTACACCTGGACGAAGTACAACAAGGATGGTGCGATCGACACCGCTTGGGGCACCAACGGCAGCAAGACCGGCAAGACCCTGTCGGTGTCCAGCGCCGATGTGGATACCAAGGCAACCTTCATGGTCGTTGTGGCGCTTTGAGGAGGTGGTGAGATGATCGCATCGGCTCAGTTCACGATTATCAGTCTCTGCGATGTGGTCACCTCGGACACGCCGCCGGAGAACCCCTATGAGGGACAGCTCTGGGTTGACACCTCTGTGACCCCGCCGGAAACGAAAATATGGGACGGAAATGAATGGGTGGTGCAGAACGACATTGAAACGATCCGCACCACCATTTCCATTCTGACCGAGAAGGACGCACAGTTCCAACAGACCATCGACGGACTGAACAGCTATGTGGCGACCCTCACCGAAACCGTGGAAACGGTATCCAACGATCAAGGCGTTCTGGAGGAACGGGTGCTGAATTCCGAAAGCCGTGTTTCCGAACTGGAACACACGGTGGATGGGCTGACCGTGACCATGCAGGAGCAGTACATCGGCGGCATCAACTATGTGCAGAACTCCTCCGGCTTGAACGGCATCACGGATGATTGGAGCTACTCCGGCACGGTGAAAACGGACACCTCCACGGATACGCAGAACAACACCATTTCCGACTCCTGCTTTGTGCTGGGAGCCTACTCCTCGTTGTCGCAGTACATCCGAGGGGTAGTTCCCGGCACTTACACGATCTCGGTTCGGTCAAAGAAAACCTCGACCATGTCCGGGTATTTCTATGTGACCTACAACGGAAACAAAACGAAGTATCTATTCAGCAAGTCCACGGCGTTTGACTGGACGGACTATTCTGTGACGCTCACGGATGTGACCGACCCTACGCTGCGTATTTTCTGCTACTGCCGGGATGCGTCCATCTATCTCGCGGACATCATGATCTCCGAAGGAGCGATCCCACGGAAGTGGACACCCGCTCCCAACGAAATATACACCAGCGAGGTCAAGATCGATAAGCGCGGTATCGAGGTATCCAACAGCGCATCATCCCAGCGGACGGTCATCACGAACACGGAGTTCGCCGGTTATTACAACGATGAGGTGATCTTCACCCTGAACAAGGATGAAACCCAGACCAAGAAAACCACGGTAGACGGCGAACTGACCGTGGGCAAAACGAAGTTTGTCCCTATGCCAACGGCGTCCGAAGGGTTAAACATCGTCATTCTGGATTAAGGAGGGAAAGCTATGGCTCTCAGCGGCTCTTTTAGTAACTATCCAACAAGCAAATTCGGACTGTACTGTGAGTGGAGCGGCAGTCAGAGTATCGTTGGCAACTATACCGATGTGACGCTGAACGTGTATTTGCAATTTTATACTTTAGCGGTTGGTGCACGTGCGGACTCCACTATATCCATAAATGGCGAGAGTGAAACATATACCGCACCCGCCATTAATGACATGAGTTCAAAAAGCTGGCATTTAGTGCATTTGAAGAGCAAAACCGTTCGTGTTTATCATAACAGCAACGGCACAAAAACGGGTGTTGCACTGTCTGCGTCATGGAGATTTTCCGGCACTTATTCCGGTGTGTCCATTGGAACGATAACTGCCTCGACCACGGTCGACCTCAATTCCATAGACAGAGCCGCCCCTACCGTGACCTTCAGTACATCGAATGTCACGGCAAATGGGTTCAAAATATCGGCGACATCATCGGCCACGGCGGACATCTGGCAGTACAGTACAAACGGCGGTTCGAGCTGGACGCAGTTCTCAACGACCGCATCTACCAGCGCAAGCGTAACACTATCCTCGCTCTCGCCGAACACAAGCTATACGGTGAAGGTCAGAGCCAGGCGGCAATACAACCAGGTATACGGCACTTCTGGCAGTTCCACTGTTAAAACGCTTGGCGGCGCAGTCGTAAACAGCGTCAGCACGGTAACGGCGGACAATGCCACGGTTTCCATTACTATCAATGTAACTGTGTACGAAGCCTCCTACACCAATACGCTGGCACTCAAAAACGGCAGCACAACGATCTTGACCATCTCTGGGCTTTCTTGGTCGAAGGGTACTGCGAACCGCACGGTCACGCTGACTGCCGACCAACGCACTACGCTTCTGACAGCAATGGCATCCATGAAATCTTTTACTGGCACCTTTGCGGTCAGCTCTTTTCATGGTCAGTTGCAGATTGGTACCACATCCAGCAAGACCGCCACAGTTCAAACCACGGCGGCAAATTCCGGCCCATCGTTGGACGGCTTTACCTACGCCGACAGTTACACGACCACGAAGAATCTGACAGGAAACGACCAGCTATTCGTGCAGAGCTATTCGACGCTGAAAGTAACTCCGGGTACGACGACGGCGAGAAACGGTGCATCCATCTCAAACTACACAGCATCGTGCAACGGTTTATCCGCATCCAATTCAACTGGGTCTGCTATCACAGTCGGGAAGATTACCAAATCCGGCAGCGTAACAGTCACACTCACGGTCACCGACTCCCGCGGCTATACCGCCAGCGTTTCAAAAACCATCACGGTCATTCCGTACTCCAAGCCAAAGGTATCCTCGGTGACGCTCCGACGCACAAACGACATTGAAGCAGAAATGCAGCTTAAATTCAGCGGCTCTATTTCTGCCGTAACGGTGGACGGCACACAGAAAAACGGCGTAGTCTATGTGCGGTATCAATACAAGAAAACCAGCGAAAGCAGTTACAGCAGCTACACCAGCATCGTTTCCGCTACGACACGAAGCGGAACATCGTTCAGCTACTCCAACCTGGAACTGTGTAGCCTGGACGCTAACACCTCATACGACTTTCATCTACAGATCCAAGACAAGCTCTATTCTTTGAGCAGTCTGGATCTGTATTTTACTGTTCCACAGGGTACGCCCCTCATTGCGCTTCGTAAAAAGAAGGTCGGCATTAACACGCCGGACCCACAGGCAACACTCGATGTGGACGGTAGCATCCACATGAACGGCGTCAATGTCCACGGCAAAATGGGCAGAGTGGACGGCTCGACCACCGACCTCAACAATGTGAAGACTCCCGGCTACTATTTTGCGTATTCCGCTTCCACGGAAAAGCACTTTCCGACGACCACGATCGGTATGCTGGAGGTCTTTCAGCCGGAAAGTTACTTCATTCAGCAGCGGTACACCGTCTATGATGGCTCAAAGATGTTTATCCGGGGGAATTACGGCGGCACATGGTCTTCATGGTACACAGTGACGCTGACCAAAGTAACATAACTTTTTTCGGAATCAAGGCGCTCTGCGGAGTGCCTTTTTTCATACACAAATTCAACTTTCAAAGGAGGAAAAACAACATGAAAGAATTCTGGACGACCATTCAGGTGGTGTTCGCCGGTATCGGCGGCTGGCTGGGATGGTTCTTGGGAGGATGTGACGGCTTGCTTTACGCACTTCTGGCCTTCGTGGTCATCGACTACATCACCGGCATTATGTGCGCCGTGGTGGACAAGAAGCTGTCCAGCGCCGTGGGCTTCAAGGGCATTTTCAAAAAGGTGCTCATCTTCGCTCTGGTCGGCATCGGACATATTCTTGACACCCGCGTCATCGGCAGCGGCTCGGTGATGCGTACCGCCGTCATTTTCTTCTACTTGTCGAATGAGGGTGTGTCCCTGCTGGAGAATGCCGCATACCTGGGACTGCCCATTCCGCAGAAGCTGAAATCCGTGCTGGAACAGCTTCATGACCGTGCTGAAAAGGAGGACGAATAATATGGCTTACACGAACAGTTCCCTGGTGTCCTACACCAAACTCAGCCCGAACCACTCCGGGCAGCGTACCCACAGCATTGACCGCATCACGCCTCACTGCGTGGTGGGTCAGTGCTCGGTGGAAACATTGGGCAACATCTTTCTGCCCACTTCCAAGCAGGCAAGCTGCAACTACGGTATCGGCGTAGATGGTCGGGTCGGGATGTATGTGGAAGAGAGAAACCGCTCCTGGTGCTCCTCTTCTGCAGCCAACGACCAGAGGGCTATCACCATCGAGTGTGCCAGCGACAATTCCGAGCCTTATGCTTTCAAGAATGTGGTGTATAACAGGCTCGTGGAGCTTTGCACCGACATCTGCAAGCGCAACGGCAAAACCAAGCTGCTCTGGCTCGGCGATAAGACCAAGACGCTGAACTACACCCCAAAATCCGATGAGATGGTTTTGACTGTCCACAGATGGTTTGCGAATAAATCCTGCCCCGGAAACTGGATGTATGCCCGCATGGGCGATCTGGCATCCAAGGTCACGACAGCGCTCGGCAGTGAGGTGAAGCCGGTCGAACCGGCCAAGCCCAGCGGAACAATTAAGGCCGGTGACCTCGTGACCATCACGGGCAGCACCTACTATGGCGGCAAAGCCATCCCCGGCTGGGTGAAGAAACTCCGCTGGTATGTGGTCGAGGTCAGCGGCGACCGTGCGGTCATCAACAAGGACGAGTCCGGAAAGTACGCCATCATGTCGCCGGTCAAGACCTCTGCGCTTGCCGTGGCAGGCACGAAACCCGCCGAGGACTACCGTATCCATACCGTGGTACATGGTGACACCCTCTGGGCGATTGCCAAGAAGTATCTCGGCAACGGCAGCCGCTATAAGGAGATCGTCAGCCTGAACGGGCTGAAAAGCAATGTCATCTACAGTGGCATGAAACTGAAGATCCCGAACAAATAATCTTTGCATATGCCCTCTGCGGATTCATTTCCGTGGAGGGCATTATTTTTTTGCGGACCAGACAGGCGTTTTCCCTCCAGTTGGTACTGAGGCAAACCCTCGGACTGGAGGAAAACTCTATGACAGATTGGCAGAGAGAACAAATACGAATATTGCGCTTACAGGGCGTCAGTTATGTGAAAATCGGCGAGCAACTCGGAATTTCGGATAATACGGTGCGCTCCTTTTGCCGCCGCAGCGGGCTGGGTGACAGTGCAAAGAATGCCGTTGCCTGCAAGCAGTGTGGGAAGTTGATAAAAATCATCCCTAAGCAGAAGCCGAAAAAGTTCTGCTCGGATGCCTGCCGCACTGCATGGTGGAAGTCACACCCGGAGTGCGTCAACCGAAAAGCTGTTTATGCGTACACCTGTGCCTGCTGCGGACGTCATTTTACTGCCTATGGAAATAATCATAGAAGGTACTGCTCTCACGCCTGCTATATTGCAGATCGCTTCAGAAGGGAGCGTGGCTGTGATGAATGACGCCTATAGAGAGCGGCTGGAGCAGTATCTTGCCTCCATGCTCCAGGCAAAGCAAATGCTGTCGATGGGGATTTTAACCCCGAAGGATTACGCCACGATTGATACAATTATGACCGAAAAATACGGGATATCTTCGCGTAGTTTATACCGCGGGATTGACTTGATATACGGTGAGTTCAGAGGTAATATGTCACACTACAAGGAGGTGACACAATGCCAGGAAGAATAACCACCGTATCAAAACCGCTGAAGCTGGAGCGTAAAAAGCGAGTCGCAGCCTACGCCCGTGTTTCCAGTGGCAAGGATGCCATGCTTCACTCGCTGTCCGCACAGGTCAGCCATTACAGCGACCTTATCCAGAGAAATAGCGACTGGCTCTATGCAGGCGTCTATGCCGATGAAGCCAAGACCGGCACGAAGGATTCCAGAGCGGATTTTCAAAGGCTTATTGCCGACTGCCATGCCGGAAAAATTGATATGGTGATCACCAAGTCCATCTCCCGCTTTGCACGAAATACGGTCACGCTGCTGCAGACCGTCCGTGATTTCAAAGCCTGGGAGGTGGACATTTTCTTTGAAGAACAGAATATCCACACCATGAGCGCCGACGGTGAACTGATGCTGACCATTCTGGCGTCCTATGCGCAGGAAGAAAGCCGCTCCGCAAGCGAAAACCAGAAGTGGCGCATCAAGCGGAACTTTGAGGAAGGAATGCCGTGGAATGGAGCCATGCTGGGTTATCGTCTAAAGGACGGACGGTACGAGATCGTTCCAAAGGAAGCCGCACTTGTCCGCCGCATTTATAACGAGTACCTTGCCGGTGACGGCTATCAGGCTGTTGCCAAACGGCTGACTGAGGAAGGTGTTCCGTCCCGCTTCGGTGGGAAATGGAACCAGTCTGTGGTTTCCAAGATACTGAGTAACTACACCTATACGGGCAATCTGCTTTTGCAGAAAACCTTCCGTGAGAACCATATCACGAAGAAAACCGTCATCAACCACGGTGAATTGCCGAAATACCACGCAGAGAACACCCACGATGCCATCATCAGCATAGAGACATTTCATGCGGTTCAGACCGAGAAGGCACGGCGGGCGGCTCAGTTCAATAAGAAGCCAGCGCCGAGAACCACATACCCATTCACAAGCCTTCTGGTGTGCGACATCTGCGGAAAGAACTACCGCCGCAAGACCACCAAAACGGGCATCGTCTGGGTCTGCGGAACATTTAATACACTCGGCAAATCTGTCTGCGCTTCCAAGCAGATACCGGAAGCAACGCTTCAACAGGTTACAGCCGAAGTTTTGGGTGTAAAGGCTTTTACACGGGAACAGCTGCACAGTCGGGTACAGAGTATTCGGGTATACAACGGAAACATTCTGGTTTTCTGCTTCAAAGACGGCTCGGAAGTGACACGCACATGGAAAGACCGTTCCAGAGCAGAAAGTTGGACGGACGAGATGAAGGAAGCTGCACGCCGAAAAACCTTAGAGAGGAGCAAGCACAATGCCTAAAGTAACCATGATACCCGCAACCATCAATCCGCTGACACACCTGCCGAAGGTGGCCGCGCAGAAGCGGCGTGTTGCAGGATATGCCCGTGTTTCCACCGACAGCGACGAGCAGTTCACCAGCTACGAAGCCCAGGTGGATTACTACACCAAATTCATACAGTCCAAGCCGGAATGGGACTTCGTAAAAGTATATACGGATGAGGGCATTTCCGGCTGTAACACCAAAAAGCGAGACGGCTTTAACAGCATGGTTTCGGATGCTCTTGCCGGAAAAATCGACCTCATTGTCACAAAGTCGGTCAGCCGATTTGCCAGGAACACCGTGGACAGTCTGGTCACCATCCGCAAGCTGAAGGAAAACGGTGTGGAATGTTACTTCGAAAAGGAAGGTATTTTCACATTTGACGGCAAGGGTGAGTTGCTCATCACCATCATGTCGAGCCTTGCCCAAGAAGAAAGCCGCAGCATTTCGGAAAACATCACCTGGGGACAGCGTAAGAGCTTCGCTGACGGAAAGGTGCATCTTGCCTATAAACGTTTCCTTGGCTACGAAAAGGGTGAGGACGGCAGACCTACCATTGTGGAAAGCGAAGCGAAAGTTGTTCAGCTGATTTACCGTCTTTTCCTTGACGGCAAGAGCCAAGCCGCCATTTGCAGATGTTTGGAGGACTTGGGGATTCCGTCACCAGGCGGCAAAGATAAATGGAGCAAGACCACGGTCACCAGCATTCTGCAAAATGAAAAGTACAAGGGGGATGCGCTACTCCAGAAGTCCTTCACGGTTGATTTTCTGGAAAAGAGGATGAAGCCCAACGAGGGTGAGGTGCCGCAATACTATGTGGAAGGCAGCCACCCTGCCATTGTTGACCCGGATGAATGGGATCATGTGCAGACGGAGTTTGCCAGGAGGAAAGCATTGGGCAGAGCCTACAGCGGAAAGAGCGTTCTTTCAGCCAAGTTGGTCTGTGAGGACTGCGGCGGCTTCTTCGGCTCAAAGGTCTGGCATTCCACCGACCGCTACCGCCGCACCATCTGGCAATGCAACAGCAAGTTCAAGGTTGAAGAACGCTGCCATACTCCCACGGTAAACACGGAAACCGTGCAGCGGCTTTTCACTCAAGCCTACAACCGGATGATGGAGAACCGGGAGCAGATCATCAAGGACTGCGAAACCATGCGCCGTGCGCTGACAGACTTTGCGGAATTGGACGCAGAAATTGAACGGCAGCTTGAGGAAACACAGGTCGTAGCCGAACTGGTCAAGGCGGCAGTCAAGGAAAACGCTTCCACGGCGCAGTCTCAGGAGGCTTATCTGAGAAAGTATGAAGCCCTCACCGAGCGTTACGAAAAAGCCGCTGCGGAACTGGAGCGGTTACAGAACCTGCGTACTACGCAAAGTCAGCAAGACAAGGCAATGGCACTTTACATCCGCACCCTCAAAAAACAGCCGGTGGTGCTGCGTGAGTGGAGCGACACCATCTGGACGGTGATGGTCGAGAAGGCAATCGTCCACAGGAACGGTGCGATTACCTTCGTTTTCAAGAACGGCACAGAGGTCAAGGTCGGAGAATAA